TTACCACCAGTTGCTAGTGTTGGGCTGATAGATGTCCAAAATTCTTCCGCAATGTTAGGTTGCACGAATGCAAACTCGTCACAATATAGTAATGATATAGACATACCACGACCTGTTGTGCCTGTTGTTGTTTGCGATACGATACGTGAACCGTTATCAAATTCTATACTGCCTTTGTTATAACTAACAACACCTGCACGAATATAATCTGGACATAGTTCGTATCCATAACGGATACGTTGCATAATTTCCTGTGCGCCTGTATACTTGTGCGCGGCTACTAGAATAGTTTGGTCTGGATGAAACATAGCATACCATAACAAATATGCCGAAGCACAAGTAGTCTTACCACTTTGACGTGGCAACATGTTTACGTTAAATCGATAACCATGATAACTTGCTAATAGTCCTACTTGATATTCAAACGGTTCAAATTTAACCTTACCTCTAGTAGGATGTTGAATGTGGAAAAAGTTCTTAGCAAAGTACAAATAGCCATCGTGCGGATCCATACAGGCCGCAAAGTCCATGACTTCCTGTTCAGTAAATTTTTCCTTGGCGTGTGCTTTTTTGGTTAAGACGCCGTCTAGTGATTTTGCCATAACTTTATTTACTAAAAAAAATAGCTCCCGAAGGAGCTATTTGGCACTATAAAACAGAGTGCTAACTGCGACGAATTACTTGCTTTCTCTTAATTTAACTTCTTGATATAAGTTTGCTAATTGATCTAATAAACCTTCTTTCATTGGGTTTACGCCTGTTGGTTGGCCCATACGTTGATCTTGTCTATGTTGTTTATTGATTCCGCCTGACAAATCCTTAGTCATGTAATCGATGCCTTGATGTTTTACATTTGGACGATTGGCATAAGTTTCTTCAACTTCACCGTCATCTGTAGTAGATGCGGCGATTGCGGCCTTCATTTTCTTTTCTGGACTAATAGCTGGTTTATCTGCTGTTGGGCCTTCTGCGCCTGCATCGACAATAGCCATGTCATGCTCAGGTGCATCCATCTCACCGTGCTCATCACCAAACGGGCCTTTGTCAATTTCAATTTCATGTGCTGGTCCGTCAATTTCAATTTCGCCATCTGCTGGCAATTCGATAGGACCGTGGTCACCGTGTTGTTCTACGCTGTCTTCAATATTGCGTAGTACATTCATTAAATCACGGATACCGCCTTTACCGCTAGCATTCATACTAACATTCATACTAACTGTATCTTGTTGTGGTTGTGTTCCTGGCATACCGTGTGGCATATTCATCATGCCTGGCATTTCACCACATTCTTCAATTTGAGCATGACCGTCTTCTTTTAAAACTTGAGAAGCATCAATTGCTGAAATCTTCTTGTATAAATCATTAAAATTCATATTATTTTCCCTTACCAGTAATTGGTTTGCCGCCAGCCGTTACTGGTGATAATTTAACTTGACGTGTTAGTAAACTTGGTTTACCATCAGTAACTTTAGGTTGTTGTTCTTGCGACTCTGACTTTGGCATGCCTGCAAACAACTGGTCATTAGTTCCTGTAATTTCTTCTAAGCCATGCTTAGATGATTCTAATGATTTTAAGAAACTTAATTTTTGTTCTTCGCCAACTAAGTGCTGATGTGAATTAGCTTCGTAAGGTGTGTTTAACAAAGCTTCATCTGGATTAGCATCTGGAGTTGTTTCAAGACCTTGCATGTGTTGTATGTTAATAATAGACTCTTCTTCTTCGCCTAGTGTTCTAACTACAACATTTTTAGCATTGATACCTAACTTTTCGCTGATAACACTAGCCACTGTTGGACTATTTGTTGGGTATGTAAGCACTACGTCAAATACTGTAACTTCGCTAAACTTGACATTTGGAAAGTCAATTGGGCTTTCCTGAATAGGTGTGCGTTTTGCGTTCTTAATTGTTTCTACTTGAAAAGTAGATAACGCTGTTTTAAGATTTGTTGCAAAATCCTTAGGAATATTACCGGCGATTTTCACCTTAAATTCGTAAGTCTTTTTGCTTTCTGTTAAGTATTCTTTAAATGATTTCATAGTGGCTTCCATCATATATTTATTTCATTTGCTTGAGTTTTTCTATTAGGCTATTGCGATCTGTAATGATTACGCCTTCGCCCGTTATGTTAATACCTTGATCGCCATCAGTAGTTTCATTATCTAGTTTCTGTTTTTTCAACTGTAAGTCGATCATTTTTAACTTTTTATCTAACTTGGCAGTTTTAGCACTGATAGCGTGTCCTAGCATACTAGCCGCTACTTCAAATAAACGTCCGCTATAACGTGCTTCTACGTTCATGCCCAAGTCCATAATGTCTTCGTAGGCATCTTTAGCTTTTTGTGCTAGTTCATCTAGCTCACTGTCAGCCATATCGCCAAGCCCTTTTACAGCAGGCAACGCCGCGGATATTTTGTCAAATTCGCTAATATCTCTAAGCAATGGTTGTACAGTAGGAGGAGTTTTCTTTTCCTCTTCTTTGACTACCTTTTTGCTTTCTGGTAAATTAAGGATTTCTTCAAGTTTTTTAGTCATACTTTACTTATCTCGTTCCGCCTTGGTGGAATAAATCATTTTCGTTAAGTACGCGAAACTTGATACCTTGCTGTTTACACCAAGCAGTAGCACTAGCCCATTTGGCTTGATTCTTAACATACTGTGCTTGATTATATTTGTTTTTACCAACACGTTCAAGAATTGCTTGACTAGCGGGTTTAATTTCAATCAATTCCGTATGGACTTTTCCAGCTTTGTCTACATACTGTATAAAAAAGTCAGGTACATAAACTGTTTGTTTACCAGTTAATGGATCTCTATAGGGTATTTGTACAGCTTCGCTTGCCCATTTTTGAACACTTAGATTAGTGTCGCAGAAATTCATGAAACTCCATTCCCAGCTAGAACGATATGTTGGAGTTTTTAATCCGACATATTTTTCTGGAAATTTCATTACAAATTTTCCTTTAGCAAACTTAACACCCATGTTACACCAAAATGTTACGTGCTTCGTAAACGCTACTTGAACGAGCAACACGGTAGCCTAACAAGCTAGTGTTTTCACGATATGCATTTATTACTTGTGTAATAACTTGTGTAAGTTGTGTATCTGTAATAGATTTTAAACTGTCTATTAATTGGAATACTTTAATATTATCTATACGTGCTTGGTTCAACATAACAATACTGATAGTTCTTGCGCTGTCTATACCAAATCCACGTTTTTGAAAAAAGCCAACTACAGCATCTATTTCAGCCGCAGGAAAACTTACTGGGTACTGGTAGTACTTGTCAAAGAATTCTCTAACGATAGTAGAACTATCTGTAGTTTCGTTTACGGGTAAATTTGTTTGTTGTGTCATACAAGTTTCGATGGTTTCGCTATAGTTGTACTAGTATTGGTTCCGAGTGTTGTATTTGCAGTACTACTAGTTGGTATTGTAATGTTGCCAGCAGATCCTGACGATTGTGTATTATTGATCGATGTTAAATTAAGAACGCCAGAAGCCGATGTAGATTTTGCGCCGGACTGATTTTGATAATTGTTAACAGTTTTAATTGCGTTATCGAGAAAACTAGTTTTGTTATTGTTAGTCATGTTGGCATCTCGTAAACTAGGAGTTGTTTTAATATCGTTCAGAGTGCTTCCGTTTTGACTAATTGCAGTTAGTGGACTAGGAACTTGATCATATAATTCTCCGCCAAATCCTTCAGGATCTCCAGGTAATATTTTACCTGACCCATACTCAACTGCTTCGAACGCTAATGACATAACATTTTCGTGAGGAGTTTGACTTTGTGAATAATCGACTGTTTCGTGACTCCAACTAGTAATAATAGGATTAATAAGTTTATAGCTTAGGTATTCTCCCTGAGCCATTTGATAAATTGTAATATAATTAAAGAATGGGTCTGTTGCTCCACTGTCTAAGCCGAACGGAGTACGGATAAAACTAAAATTACGTGTAGCAGTTCTGTTATAAGCACCAGGCACACTTGCACTTCTAGTGTCTGAATTGTAATAGTTAAAATAATTTTGCCACATTAAGTTAATTAAACCCATGTTATCATCATGAAATTTAATTGTAGTATCTTCGTAACTGATTCTGTTTTGTATATTTTTCTTACGATTATATTGATTAGCTTTTTCTACGGTAGCAGTATACTTGGGTAAACTAACACTTTTTACTAACATGCCTAATACTGATTTAAAATTATTAACCAGTATAGGAGTTGAAACTGCGTTAGGATTTATACTAATAGCAACGTGAAATAAAAACTTTTGCTTTGGGCCGTATATCTGATTATTATCTGTAAATAATCTCGCGGCATGTTGCCAGTCTCTTAAATCTGGACCGGGTGAATTGTTACCTAAGTATGATGAATTAGCCATACAAATATTTATCGATAAAATTAACTACGTAGTTAATGAACAGTCGTAAAAAAAGCTCGCCTGAGCGAGCTTTTTAATTAACGTCCACCACCAGTTGCTAATGTACCTGGAGCACTTGGGCGAATTGCACTTGCTGATCCTACACCGCTACCGCTTGGAGTTTGTACTGCATTGTCCATTTGGATTGTTAGTGTAATTTCTGCTGGTCCTTGTTGACTGTAGTCAATTGCTTCATAGTTAGCTTGTTGTACATAGCAACCATAGCATTCCCATGTTTCAAGAATGTTAGGTGTGCTTGCACCGTTACCGCCGTCTAGCATTTCAATACGTAGTGTAAACTTGTAATCAATACCAGAAGCCGCAGAACTTTGCTCATAGAAGTCAAATTGTTTCTGCATCTGTTCGCCAACTAACTTGCTAACTGCACCTGTGCTGTCATCACGTAGTTTGATCTGGATGGTTTGCCATTTTGGCTTACCAGCATAGTGAATCTGACTATTGTAAATTGGAATAATCTGATCTTCAAACTGCACGTTAGGACGTGCGGCTGACATAACTTGTTTAGTTAATTCTGTTGTTGGAGTACTAACGCCAAAGTTTTCAAAGCTCACTCTAAAGCGATACTTCAACTTAGGCATTAACATGCCTTGTGATGTAGCACTTTGGTCAGAAGCTAGAGGTACTGTAAAATTTGATAAAGCCGCTATTGCCATTATATTCTCCTAATTATTTTCCTAGACCTTTAATTGCGCCAGTATTTTCTAAGCGTAATGGAATGTAGATAAATTCCGCGGCTTTTACTGGTTCAATCGCTACATCAAGATGTAGTTCACTACGATCTATACGTGCAGGAGTGTTGTTAGTTGTGTCGCAAACTACTAGGTAGTCATATAGAGCACGTTGACCTACTAGTTCTAACAATAAACTTTCTGCCGAATTCTTAATTTCATTACGTGTAATTGTATCATTTGGTTCAAACACAAACGGTTTAGCCAATACTGTAAATTGACGACGTAAGTAAATTACTAAACGTGCAACGTTGATACGATCTAAACTGCTTGCGGCTAACTGACGTGTATATTGTCCGTAAGCTACAAGGCCTGTTCCGCTAATAAATGTAATTGGGTTTACATGGATTGCGGCTAGTGTGTCGCGTTGTCCTGTGTTCAATGCTACAGAATTAAATTCTCCGTTTCTATCAACATAACCAACTGCGGCCGCGTTAGTAATACCACCACGACGTGTTCCAGCTGGTGCAAACCATGGATAAGAAACGTTGTCGCATAGGGCGATTGTACGTAACATCATGTGGCTTGGTGGAACAACAATGTTGTTGCCCATGTTATCTGTTGTGTATCCCCATGGATAGTAAACACCTAGGTATGCATCAGTAGTAGTTAAACCACCTTCACCGTTACCTGCAGACATTGAAGTGTTGTTACCCCAGTTGCTTAATGAAGTTGCATCTGGTGTTAAACGTGCAGGTGTATCGCCTACTACAAAACTTTGAATTCCACGATCGTAGTTTAGTGCGACCATTTCGTCGATAACTTCTGTGTAACCTGGAGTAGCAATCAAGTTATATGTCAATGAATCTTCATCACGGATAGCTTGGTTACTGTTAATCAATGCGCTGAATGCTTGTACAACAACAGCACGTTGAGCCTTACGTCCGAATGTACCAGCACCGTTAGGTTGGTTAGCCGCTTGGCTTACCCAGCTATGTGGATAGTACAATGTTTGGTTTTCGTTAGTCCAGCTACGTGGATTTTTACCTAATATGTTAATGTGGTTACGAACAAACTTCTTAACGTTAAAGCCTGAACGACGTAGGTTCCATAGCAACATACCTTTTGGATATAGTGCAGGATCTGGTGCATCTGGATCTAAGAAGTTACTTGATAACAAGTCTACAATTGCGCTTGGTGTATTTGTTAAACCGTTTTTATTCCAACGTGCGTCATGGAATAAAATACCGTTTTCTGTTGTTTGATCTGCATCGTCAACAACTACCCATTTCTTAGTAAGACTATTGTATCTTGCAACCTTTGGATAGTTTTCTAAATCGCTAGTGTCGATCCATAAATCGCCGTTAGCTAATCTAGTACCATCGCTTTGTGTTGTTGGCTGTGTAGCACTAACAATTGGACCCATTGGATCTGTGTCTGGCTCGCCATTGATACCAGCATGATTAATTGTTTTAGCAGTTGCATCTAAGTAACCAACCCATGTTGTACCGTTGTGGATTAAGATATCCACTTCGTCAACAATGCTGCTGTACCATAACTGTCCGTCTACTGGATCAGTTGTGGGTGCATCTGTACTTGCTGTTGCAAACCCAACGTTATTACCGTTACTATCTTGAACATATGATGTCCATAGACTTGCTACATACATTCCGTCAGATCCATCACTTGCTGCATCTGCTTGGAAGTTAGTAACTGCTGTCGAAGGACCGGCGTTAGGATTGCCAAATAGTCTTGTTAACGGAGTGCCAGTGTCATCTTCAAACTTAATATCACCGCCTGCTGCGTGTGTAATAACAATTTGATTCAATGAAGTAACTGTTGCTGCAACATTTGAACCAACTGGTAATGCTGCATTAATTGCAGCTACTAACGTTGATGCATCATGTGCATTACCTGTTCCGGCAATTGCAACTGTTGCTGCTGAAGTATAACCTGCTGTTCCAACTAGTGATTCACTAATTGTAAAGCTGTATGATCCGCTTGGGAAAGTTGATGCTGTAACTACACTGGATGTAATTGATGTTGCGCCTGATGCGCTACGTGCATAAATCTTAAATGAACCGTCTAGTGGACTACCTTCGTCGTCATTGTATTTTACAAATAAACGTCCAACTGCTAAGTTAATGCCGCCACCAGTTGTATCTAATGCTGCAAGAGCTTCTGCATTTGTACTGTATAGTGACACAGGTTGTTCTGTCCATGCGCCTGTAGCACTGCTGTATTTCTTGATGATCCAATCAGCACCTAAGTTAGGTGTTGTTGTTTTAATCCATACTGCACCAGTTGCTACACCGTTTGCTGTACCTGAATTCTCAGCTAACTTAAATGTTGGAATTGATGTATGCTTAGAAATTGCTAGTGCTGGTGGTAAGTATTCGTGTGTTGATAAGCCGAATGTTGTAGCAAGATTGCCGCCAACTGTTACGTTTACACCAGTTGAGTAAATTTCTAGTAAACCGTTTGGTGCACCTGCTGTAATTCCTAATCCAGCAATAGTGCTGTTAGCATTAATTGCTGCTACAACTTCACTAATACCCCAACCTACGCTAGCAGTAATAGTGTGTGTTGGTCCTGAACCATTGATTGTCAATGTATCGCCGTTAGCAATGTTTGGGCTTGCAACTGAACTCTTAACTGTTGGCCAACTTTCTACCCAGTCACTTGTTCCAACTTCTACCCATAAGCCGGCAGCGGTATGTGTAGCTGCTTTCTTGTACCATAACTTAATTAGTGTAGTAGTTGCAACAATTGCGTAATCGCCAATTGACCCAACGCTAGCAATAGGTGCACCAGTAGTAATCAATGTTGAATCTGTAATAACTAAAGGAACTTTGTTTGTAAATGTTTGTCCGCCAGTAACTGTTGCGCTAGCAGCGTTCCATTCGAAAATACCGAACTTAGTATTTGCTGTATCAAACCAGAAAGAACCATCAGGTGCTGGGCCTGCAGGAGCTTCTGCTAATGCGTCTAACTGAGCTAAGTCAATATCTGCGCGAACGACATAAGCACGATTGCTTACGCCTAAGAAACTGTAAGCTGCTTGCAAACCGTATTCATTCTGTTCACCAGCATGAATTGGATTGTTGTTAGCATCAGTTTTAAATACCGGTGTACCAAAAGTATCTGATAGGTCTTTTTGACTTGTTAGCAAGTAAACTTGACCAGCATTTGCTTTTAGTGTACCTGGTGCAGTGCCAGTGCCTGCGCCATTTTGTTTGCTCTCTTCAGAGGCAACTACGATTAAAGGAACTGTACCTGGGGCAGCGGGTGTGTAGAAACTTTCGTCAATTACGCTAACGCTTACGCCTGGTGAACTTAGTTGGGCCATTGTATGATCTCCATGAATAACATATTCTAAATGTATTTAGTGCATTTTGAAATTTTGAGCGAGTTATAGTACCTGAAAAAGGCCGTAAAAAGGCTTAAATAAAATATGAGACCATTATGTTCATGTGGAAGACACCCAGTAGCCATTAATTATTACAAAAATAGCAAGGCATTCTATAGGAGACAATGTGGGTTTTGTGCTAGAGGTGTCAAAAACCCTCGGTGGCACCTTGCTGGATATAAAAAGAAAAACACCTGCGATAAGTGCGGTTTTAAAAGCCCTTATCTAGAGGTGTTCGACGTGTTTCATGTAGACGGCGATTTAAACAATTGCCGTCATACAAATCTTAAGACAGTGTGTTCAAATTGTCAGCGGCTGCTTCATCGAGAGGGTGTGAAGTGGAAACAGGGCGGTTTAACACCAGATCTTTAACCTTACCCATAAGCTCATCTATAGTACCATCGTTTGTTAGTATTGCATCAAACTTAGTCCCTACCCAAGCAGTTTCACTAGCATGAATATTTAGCTTTGACATCCTGCCACTTGCTAGTGCCCAATTTAGGCATTTAGGGCCAGCATTAACATCAGCAGCATCACGGTACCATTCTGGCTCAGGGCCGCGTTTTACACGAATAACAATACCGCCAGCTTCTTTAATTGATTTAATTTCGTTAGGGAAACGACAGTCGCTAATAACAATATCGTCTTTACTATTGCGGAGTTTGTTTTCTAAGGATGCAATCCAAATATCATCGTGGAATGCTTTGCGACATACTTCAGTGCCCCAGTATTGTAGTACCCAACGAGGAGTTAAGTTAGGCATATTTAGGCGTTCTGCCCACCACGGATCTACTTGTT